CGTGCCCGTCATGGCCGAACCAAGCCCACCAGCACCAGCAGCGGTGGCGGCAGACGGCGCGGAAGACATGAACACTTCCGGCTGGATTGCCCCGGTACCAGCCGCTCCTGCATTCCCGATTCCTAGCGCGTTCAATGCAGGACCGACTAATGCCGGCGCAATGAAGCCTGCGAGTCGCAGCATATCTCCGGTCAATCCCTCGCCAGGGAAATACTTGTATGCGTCTTCGCGTAGGGCAGCCTCGACCGGGGCCAGTTCTTCGGCCGGCTTCCACTGTCCACCGCTTGCCGCGTCCGTGGAGTAACCCTTCATGCCGGCCATGAATTCGGGGAACGACCAACCAAGACCGCCCCATCCTTGCGCAAGATAGTCCTGATATTTGTCATATTCTCCCGGCCGCACCCATTCCGTGTTCCCGTCCACGTCTTGCGGCTGCCAGCCGACAGATGCAGGATTCTCGCCACGAGCCAGCATCGCGTGCGGCAGGTAATAAGGATTCTCGAATTTGGTGAAATCGATTCCGTTATAGATCATGATCAGACCTCATACCATCCGGCAAACATGAAATCGTTTCCGCTCGCCGCTTGTGTGGGCGGGTAAAACCTGGAATTCGTCACGTCGATATGCCCAACACCTACCGCAACGTTCGTCGTGTCGTTTGACATCGTTCCGCTTCCGCAAAACCCCTTCGCAGAAATCGGCAAGTCAATGTAGCTGGTGCCGGCCGTTGTTGCTAGGCTCGTTCCCGTACTCTTTACCTGAAAAAAGCATTGCCTTCCGATGAGTTTGTACCGCCCCGAAACTGTAAGCGATGTCGCCGTGGCGAACGAGTATGCAGGCGTCCATGGCACCCAACGATCCATCCCGACCAATAGCAGATAGCCTGCGCCATCGTACTTGATCGGATGAAGCAATTCGTTCATATCAAGCACTCATCGAATTCAATCGCAAATGCTTCGATTCGATTTTGCTCGTTCATCGCATCAGTGAATCGAAACTTAGGTCCGTACCCTGAACCCAACCGCCTAATCTGCGGCCTCGGCGTGTTCATGCTAAATGCCCGCGCCGTCGAAAACGTCGTGCCATCGTTGAATGAAACCGATACATTCATGTCCGTTGTGGTGATCAACGGCGGATAATCTCCGATCACACGCAATGAATGCAGGATGACTCGGTTGTTCTGCGCTGACAGGTATATGCGACCAGTTGTTATTGTTCTGGTGAAAGACACAAGACTGCCGGTAGCGTTGTCCTGATGCGTGCCATTGCTTGCAAAGTAATAGCCCGTGTTCGTCTGCGGGAAACAGTACAACACGTTGGTTGTGCCGGCAGTGATGAATTTGCCAAAGGGCACTGTGCTCGACGGGCTAGTTCCATCCACTAGTTCCCAACGATGCCAAATGCCGCCCTCGATCCAATACATATTGGGAACATCAACGATCGTGTCGAACGTGCTCGTATTGAAGATCGCGACGTGCAGATAACGCGATCCCTTGTACTCAAATACAGAGAGCCCGCCAACCAAATCGCCACCGGAAACGCGCATATACTTGGCGAACACCGTTTGCGTGTGGCCTGTCGAAAGCACGTCCACGCCGCCGCCAAATGTGTATGCGCGCACTTGTCCGATGACGGCACCGTCAGTCATCCAATATAGGATGTCATCGAAAACTACGGCGCACGGGGAAAGAGTCAACGCGCGATTTTCCGCGCATCCGACCTCCATCGAAAGATGCTTGCGACGCCCGAATGGGCTTCCTGTCGTGTTGCCGTCATTGCCGAAAAATTCTATCGACGACGTGCCAAGCGCAACGATGTGGTCACGCAAACGAATCACGCCTAGCAGCGGGTCGGGCCTCTCTTGGGCGCTGACATAGGAATTCGCCGACCATGCAGTGACGCTGTTCAAGTCTGAGTTGTAGATGCGTCCGCTATAGGTGGCGCATACCAAGTAGCCGTCTATCGACGCGAATGTGCCGACAACGACTTCGCCTGCATTGCCAGGGTAGTCTGCGTCCAAAATCTTCGCGATCGGCTCTTTTGTTAGCGTCACTCCTGCGGATGTCGCTGTCGCTGCTGCCGTAAGCGTGATCTGCGTGCCGGAATCAACAGATGCGATTCTGGTATTCGCAGGGATGCCGGAGCCGGTAATCGCTTGGCCTGCGTACATCCCGGCTGTCGATGCTATATTGTCCACCGTGGTATTGCTGTGCGTGTCCCCGGTGTACGATGTCTGTGCGAATGAATCTTCAGCCAGGAACCATCCCGTGTAGTCGGTGCTCACCCAAACAACGTATTCTTTCTCGTTGATCTGAGTCGCGATGAATCCGCGAGAATGTCCTGTCATCGTTCCAAGCGCGGAACTGCCAAGGAAGCCAATAGCGGAATTGATCTCCGTTACTATTGTGCTGTTCATTCTCCAAAAAATGCCATCATAGGCATTCGTTGCGGCAGTTCGCGTAAACCCCACCCGTCGCTCGCAATAAAGCGTACGCTTTTGCGTAAACGGGTTCGCTGCCATTGAAAAATGGCAGTTCGTGAATAGTTGGTCCTTGCTCGAATCAACGGATCGAGGATTCGGCCCGCCAACGAACGGAATAGGATTCGTCCACGTCATTACGCGACACTCATCGCATTGTCAGCGGGCCAGAAAACTTGCCGCGCGAATTCTCAGCGTTAACTTGACTTGCAATATATCGATACTTGCCTTCCCAAATCGGATACCGGCCATCACGCCCAAGGATCAAATCGGTTTCGAGCAGCATCGCCATACAGTACAAATCCGTGTTCGCTAGGAAGAATGCGGTAGGCGAAGTCCGCACCGATCCAAGGCGCTTGTAATACGCAAGCTGAACGGTATAGCCTGAATCTGGCGACGGACCAAATATCAGATTGGAGCCATCCTGCGCCATGTAGATAGGTTTGCCAGTATCCCCGCCAGGAGGGTATCGCTCATATATGAATGACGCAGGGACCATCTGTAGCAACTGGTCTGGCGATCCATCGACAAAGGCATAGCGCGTCTCTACATAGTCAGACGGCAGAGCAATCGCCCCACTGGAAATAGCAGTGGCGATTGCCGTTTCCATGTGGCGCGTTCTGACTTCGCGGAATATACGTGTTTCCGCATTGTCTACAAGAATGTCGGCTACGCCAGAAATATCTGCATAGCTGACATCAAGCAGCGATGCGACCGCGCTCGCCAGACTTGCGTAGCTCGATATCGCCATTGATCTTATCCCTAAGCCGGTATGCGACTTCGTGAACTGGTTCTAACCAGTTATTCGCCTTGATCTGCCGTATCAGCTTCACGCTGTTGTACCAGACCATCTTTTCGCCTTCCAATCCATACCTCCATGTCGGCAACGTGGGAACCAACACCCACGCCTCTTTACCCAATGCTCCGGCAAGGTGAATGGCAGAAGTCGTCACTGAGATAACCAGGTCGAGTTCAGCCACTAGGCCAGCCGTCTCATCGTAGTCATGAGCCATAACTGCCCTTGGCCAATGGTGAATCTCAATACCCGTCTTTTCAGTAAACGCCTTGATTTCCTCTGTCGGGTCTTTGTACTGAAGGCTTATGAAAGTGGCGTTCTGCCTAAGTACAGGCTCAAGAGCCTCTAGCGTCATGGAGCGCCACTTCTTGCCCGTCTTATTCAGTCCGCCTTGCCAAGCAATCCCAACCTTGAGATTCGGGCCAAGTGAATCTAGCAATGCCCTCCACTGCAATCGCCTTTGCGGATCTGCAACAATGTAAGGCGTCCCTGGAAATGATTCAGTAGTCTTGCGATAGAACTTAGCAAGACTCGCAAGCGGAATGCGACCGTCTACACGATCTAGTTCATCACCCCAATCGATGACGGATTTGTACCTTGTGCCGTAGCATTTCACGTCCGGGAAACTGCGCTGGAATAGCCCTTGAAGCCTCGCGTCGCACTCGAAGATGACCTTCTTACAATCACGAACCATATCCGGGATGCACGACGCAAAGTTGATCTCGTCGCCAAGACCCTGCTCCCCGAATACGATGACGGTTTTCCCAGGAGAGCCATCCCATCTCCCTTCGTCACGATAAACACGTTCGTTGCGATCTTCGTTTATCCCGGCTGAGGCTTCATAGTTTTCCCACCCAGGAACCCATTGATGCCTCATCAGTTGAGCCATCCCAAGGGTAAACTTGGCAGTATGGAAGTCCGGAGCAAGTTTTAGAGCTTCCTCGCAATGCTCTATTGCCTTGTTCGGGTTGGACTTGCGCAGGCTCATAAGCCCAAGGTTGTAAAGGGCCACATGATCCTTCGGGTTGATCTTCACGGCCCGACGAAAGCATCGTTCCGCTTCTTCTGACCTCTGGAAATCCTCCAAGCACCGACCAAGGTTATTCCACCCATTAGGAACATTCGGCTCTTTTTCCAGGAAGCGCATCCATAGCGGATATGCCAAGCCATGTTTCCCGGACTCAAGCAGGCAAGTCGCAACCATGTATAAGGCGTGTGGATGCTCCGCTTCCTCGTTAAGGATGTCATTTGCGATACGCATCGCTTCCTCGAAGCGTCCATGCGATCGATAGAATTCTGCCTCCAAGATTCTTTCAGCCAAACTAGCCATTAGTGATCTGCCCGCAAGTGAACCTTGGTCGTTGTCTTCAAGTGCATATAGTCTCTGTCCTGCAACTTCTTCAAAACGCGCGGCATATGATCCTTGTTGTAAACATCTATCCCTTCCTCCACGTACCACTTCATTTGTACGCCGGCAGGAATGGATGCGTAATGCCAAAATCCATCCTTTATCCCTTTCTTCGTGTGGTCCGTTTCGTTCTGCAGGGCTTTATTTACTTCCAGAATAGGCTCCGCATCGGACGTGTATTCGATGATCTCGGTGCCATCTGAGTCAACCGAATACCAAGTTTCAAGCCCGGTGATCGAGTTGTAATCAAGTAATCTCTTGTCCATTTCAGAAGGGGCGGGTTTCCCCGCCCCACCCTATTAGGCCGTAGCTACGTCGGCGATCTTGCCGCTTGCTGCCTCGTTTCGAGACTCAAGCGTATATTCCGCCAACAGCAGGCGTTTCTCGGCATCGCCAGATTTCGCGATGTTCTGAACCTGGAACGGGCGAAGATAAGCTACTGCCCAATAATCCATATCCAGGCACAGCACCGTTCGATCGCGCTGGAAGCGATTCGGTACGATCCGGACTTCGCCAAAATCATGCACGAAGATATCGGCAGCACCGATAATGCGCGTTCCTTGCGCAGTCGCCCCGGTCTCACGGTACAACGTAGCAATACCAGTGAATCCGGAAATACGACGCTTATTGAACGACCCCGTCATAACCACACCAGGAGCCCCGCCCTGCGTCCAGCAGGCAGCAAGAATCAGCTTGAGTTGCGTTACCTCAAACGAAATCTTGCCGTTTTCTGAGGAGTCAGTCGGCGCAGCACAAATGCCTGTGGCCGTAGCATAACCAGCAGTCGTTCCTGCCAACGAGCCAAGTGAAGTCTTGTTCGTAGATAGCCACGATTCGACACCAGCCAGTTGTCGCGCAGTAGACGAAGAGGAGCTAAATATTGTCGCGTGATTGCCGACAAGGATCGACTCCATGTCGCGCTTGATCTCCGCTGAAGCCTTCATCAACTGCCATTTCAACTCATTGCGGCCGGCCGTATCTTGCGCATTGTGTGTGCCGGACACAATGACAGTCTTGGTGCTGATCTGCAAAGAGTTCTTGACACGATTCACAGCAACCGCAGCAGCTGCAGATGCATCGTCACCTTCCAACTGCGCATTGGCTGTATTAGCAGCAGCAAGCGCATCAGTCAGGTGTTCGTGAACGACGTTCGATGCCGTGGCGCGTTTTGCCATCGACAGAAACGGCGTTTCCTGCGGGCTAATCATGTAGATTTTGTCCGCAAGGTCCTCCCGCGTTCCACGGGATTCGGTATAACTAGCCGTTGTTCCAGCAGGTACTGCCATGATCGTCTACCTCATATGTATTTACTGAAGATGTCGGCAGCGTCTTGATTGAGTTTGCCGCCCGACTTCTTCCATCTATTCACCAACTCGCGATCAGCATTTGGCTGCGCCGGTTTCTGTCCAGGCTTCAGGTTCTTGGTGACAACCTGTACCTTCTTGACGACTTCTGACGTTTTTTCCTTGGACTCGTCGTACATTGCTGCCTTGTGGGCAAGCTTGATGATCCATGCCTGGTCCAAGGCATTTATTTCTGCGTCAGTAGCGCCGGCATCTTTTGCCGCCTTCGCAAGTTTCCGCGCGACTTCAGGCCCCCATTCCGGAATATCCGACCGAAGCGATTCTTCGGTCTTGGCCCATCGCTCGATCTTCTTTTGTTGTTCTTCTTTTGTAGAAGTCTCAAGCGCGGCTTTTTTCTCAGCTTCGATTGCCTGAAGCGTTTCCTGCACCTGCCTCGCGCGATTGGATAGCCTCACGTATTCAAAGGCATCTTCGGTAGCGAGTTTGTTCCAGTCCACATTAGCCAACTCCGGCGCAATGGCCTTGACTACAGCGGCCTGCAACTGATCTAAGCGTTCCGTGTATTTCTTCGCGGACTCTTGTGTGGCTTGACGCACCTGCTCCTGCGCCTCGGAGCGTTGCCGTGCAAGATCCTGCGTCTTGCGGGTGTAATCCGCCTGTCGCAAGTAACCCTTTTGCAGTTCACGCAAAGAGAGTTTCTTGTTTACCTTCTGCCCGTTTTCTTCCAGCTCTTGCTCGAAAAGCTCCTGATCAGGGTCGATTTCAATCGTTTCGACTTCTTCTTCTGGTTTGGCCGCAACGACTTCTTCTTCCTGCTCGGGCGCTTGTTCTTGCACTTCCTGCTGAACCGGCTCGGGTTGAGCTGGAGTGCCAAGAATCATGTCAACCATCGATTCTCCAACTTGCTCCGAACTCATTTCTTCAGCCATTATTTACCCCTATTGAAAAGTTGAAACCGCTTGCGCTCCTCAAGTTGCATGGCCGCCATCTTGCCGGTTTGCATGTAATTGATAAGCGTGTTGCGGATTTTCTTGGCGGCAATGTAAAACCGCCATGCACTCTCCCGCGCCTCGGTATCACGAAACTCCGTGCCTTCCCAGGCCGAAAGCGTGTCCTGCTCTATTCGATCAAGTGCCTCCTGAAATACGGCGTTCTCCAGGACAAGCCTTGCCATGTCGCCGCGCTGTATTTCGTCGTAGCGTTTATCTGTCATTGCAGTAGCGCCAGAATGATCGCTTCTTCCTCGTCATCTTGCTTGACAATCGCCGCACCAACATCAGGGACATGAATCTTGAATGCCGGCATCTGTGCTGAATCAACCTCGATTTGCATCGGAGATGCAGCAGCAATGACTTCTTTCGGTAGCCTAATGCGCTTGCGTCTTGGTCCCTGCGCAACTTCCTCGATAGTGACAACTTCTTCCGGTGTCTCATCCCATGGCAGGCGCGGCCCCCTGCGAAGGAAACGCGAGCGCCTGACGCCACTCGATATGATCGTGGGAATAATTGGCGGCGCGGCAGATGAACTTGCTCCATCAATTTGCCCAAGAATGAGTAAATGAATCCACACATCACAGTCCTACTTGTACCAAACCGTGCCCGCGACCTCACTTGCACCAGGCGCTCCAGTGTCGTTATCAGCAAGCCCCGTTGTTGCCGCCCAACTGATCGCCGTATCAAACGTGATACCCATTCCACCAAGCGCCTGCGCCAACATAGTGTCGTCCGTAGCATTACCAGGTATAGCAAGCGTAAAAAGAGGCGTTGTCGTGCCCACTGTCACATTCGCTGCGGTCGCGTTGTAAAACTTCACATAGCGCGTGCTGGTCGCAAAATTCGTAATATTCCAGCCGTACACTTGACCTGCAGCGGTCTTGATATCCTCTTCTGTCTCATCGAGGTCTAATGACCTCGCCGTAGAAAGCCCGCCTGTGGTATGCGGTTGCGGATTGACGACAACCTTTCTGTCAGTTGTCAACCGAACAGCGGCGGCATCACCTTCATCTGCGGAATCTGTAGATGCGTCATCTACAACCCCACCGGCGACCATTACCTTGCTTGTGCCTATCGTGAATGCTGCATCGTCAGCGAAAACAGGATCGTCAATCAGTTGCAGAGCAGTGAGCGCAGAACCATCAACCTGAACAGCAAATGTGCCTGCATTCGTTACATCATGCGACGAAACGGTTATGGTCGCATTGGATGCGGCAATGTTCACATCCATCTGGCTTGAAGCGTTTATTGCCGCAGCAAGCTCGGTCAATCCTGCATTTGTCACCGCAACAGATGCAGCAGATGCGGCGATATTCACATCGACCTGACTCGATCCATTGATAGCTGCGGCAAGTTCGGTAAGTCCTGCATTAGTGACCGCTACGGTTCCCGTCACAGGCAACGGATTTGCCGACGACACGTCTCCATCATTAGCGCCATCTGCACCAATGATTATCTTGGAACGCGGATACTTCACCCCGGCAATATCGTCCGCCGCGAACGTATCGCCTCCACTGCCCGCGTTACTCTCAAAGTTGTCTGCCACGCTATCCTCCGATCACTCGACCGCCCCATCCGTCACCGATAATCCGATGTCCAACCGACCCGCCACCACCACCGCCAACATCAGGCACGAGCGTCATGCCGACCATCTGAATAGTGGCCGATCCAGACGTGCCCTCGTCGAACTCGTAGGAGAACTCGTCCGTCGCCGTGAATGTCACGGTATCCGACGTGTTTTCGTACCAACCCGCACCACCGCTTGCGGTCAACGTCACCGTGATGACTGCGGTCCCGTTTTTGATCAGCTTTAGCGTCGCGTCGGCACCATAGGTGTTTGCCGAGAGATAGCAACGCAAATTCTTGGCCGTGCCCGCATACCCGATCTTGCAGCGTGCCTGTGTCTCGGTGAACGCGGTCAATCCGGCCGAATACCCGCCGATCGGCAGATAGTTTTCCGTCGCAGAAGCAGCGCGCGTCAGGGATCGATGCAGCCATACGTCTTGCTCGGTGTCGGACGATTTCAGCGTCGCGCCGACGAACGTAACGGTCAAATCCTCGACGCCCGTATCGAGCGTGATCGAGGCGTTAAGCGTATGCCCGTCCGTGATCGCATCGCCCAGGGCATCGTCAACGATCAGTCCGGTGATACCCGATCCGAACGTGATTACTGCCGTGCCATCCGATCCGTTGATGCGATTCTTGAAAGTGGAATCGTTCGTGCGCGCATTGGCCGAAACCCGCACCTGCATGGCCTCCATGCTGGTGTATCCGCGCACCCGCCAAGCCGTGATCGCCTCGGTTGCCTCGCCGTC